ACCCACCCCTAAATTGTTATTTATTAGTTAGCCAAGCTATCTGCTGTTAATTTAACACCATAGCTATCGTGTATTTCTGAAACACCGAACACGGCTGTCGCTACAAGCTCATCAGCTCTAAGGGAGGCATCCCGTTGAGATTCAATTTTAAGGTCTTGCATCATAGCAAGTGCTAAAGCATCTTGTGAGAATACACCACCAATAGAGTCATCTGATCCATCAACAGAAACATTTGAACTCTCAAATATTTGAATACCTGCAATATTACCAACAAAACCACTTCTCATAGCTTCGTTTGATAATTCAGTATCTCTACCAACAAATGTGTTTGTTAATGACTTCTTAACATTAAAGATTTGTTTTGGGTGAAATACACCATAATAAGGTGCAGGTGCATTAGCAGTTCTAAGATCTGCCGCTGCTTCAAACAAGTCTTGAACAGTTAGTTCATTACCTGCTCCACCACCTCGCTCTGTTGAAAAGCCTGTGAACAATGCTGATAAATCTGCATCAACTTTTCTTGCAATAGCTTCACCGAATAATCTTCCAATGTCTGCCGCAACATTTCTTGATGCTGAATTTCTAGCTAAGTCTGTAAGTGTTGTCATAATACCAACCTCTGAAGCTGTGATAGTCACAGATGTAGGGTTGATTGCTGTATTTGATAAATCTGTTGCTTCATTTACTGCCGCCGCTGATACATTTGCATAAATCGGTACTTCTACTGATTTACCACCACCTGCGATAGTATAATTACGCACAAGATTTCGCATGATTGATTGCTCGGAAGCAACAAACAATGCTTCTGCTACGATCTCAGTATATAGTTCTGATATCGTACTACTTGTTGTTTCATTTGCCATTTTATTTCTCCTTTAAATAGCGGTTATTATTTATTTAGATTAATCACAGTTGGTTTAGAATTTCTTTCTTTACGATATTCTGCATATCGTTTTCTATCCTCTGGATTAGTCATGTCTAAGTCCGCCAAATTAAAGGTCTGTGCGTTTACCTTCCCCACATTACCAACACTTCCACTCCCAGAAGGGGTTGCAACTTGAAAGTGTGCATTCTGTGTCATAAACTCAGAAACAAACTCATCTATGGTTAATGGTTTGCCTTCTTTGTTGTATCTTGTTGTTCCATCTTTATCAAGTATTTCTGCTCTACCTTCTTCATTTAGTCGAACATTATTTTTCAATAAATCTTTTACTTGATTAGGATTGATTGCTTTATTACTAGATGCTGATTGAATTAATTGTTTATCAATCTTTTCATCTCGTAATTCATTTTGTAATTTTTGTAATTCTTTCTTATGATTATCAACTAAAGATTGCCTTACTTCCTCAAACTTACCTGCTTCAAGTTTTCTTTTTTCTTCAGCTTCTTTGGATCTAGCAATAATCTCTTTTGCTTCTTCAATGTCAGCAACACCCAAATCTTCTAGTGTTCCTCTTTTGTCTATGAAGTCTGTCTTTGATTGTTTTATCAATCAATGCTTGGCTATCTTCTTTTGGCTCTTTAGCTTCTACTTGTTCTACTACTTCTTCTTGTTTTGTTTCTTCCTGTACTGTTTCCGTTTTGTTCTCGTCAGACATAATAATTTCTCCTTAATATTTAAGATTTATAAAATATTTATATATTATTCAACAAATTTATCCCAATCATCATCAAACAGAATAAAGCTGTGCCTACATCTATAACCACCTCTATTGACAAATGGATCAGTACCAGACTTACCTCTCCATGTAGAGCCAGACCATAAACTTCTAGCTTCTTCCTCTGTAAACACTTTATTTAGGTTGTTTCTGCAAAATGGTCTAGTGGTTGTTATATTAGTTCCTACATACTGAAACTTTGTTATTCCTGCTTCCTTACCTTTATAGATAGTAAACTGACCATCAAATTGCATCAAACTATCATGTGCAATTTGTCCTGCAAATCTACGCATATTGTTTCCAAGAATATCTGAAGCATATTTTGTGTGTAATATTTCTCTTGCACTTTTTACTCTTGCAATAGTAGAAGCATCATCTGAATATCTATTTTTATCTATGTAATCTACAAGTCTATTGATAGCTGTTTCATTTGATCTTTGATAAACACCATTAATCTGACCTCTAATGTTTTTTACCATCTCATTGAATGGTCTGCCTGTCACAGATGATTGGTAAACTTCATTTGCAATAGTATCTAAAAATCTATTACCCATATCCTCGAAGCCAGAAAAAGATAAAAACTTCAAATCATTTATTACTTTCAAATCTGGTTTTGTAAGTGTTTTAAATTTATCTGGTATCTGTAGTGGTTTTATAAACTTCTGATATTCTTTTACTATTTCGTCATATTCAGAAACAATAGTATCTGCTTCTTTTAAAAAGTTTTGTTCTATAAGTGTTTTTAAGTTTGGTCTAAGCTGTATTGCTAGTTGTGTATTTAGTTTGACACCACCATCAGTCAATCTAGTAAGATCAGCAATTATCTCATCTTCTAAATTCTTTAATGTATTTATTATTCTTTCTTCGTGAGTATCAGCTAATCTTGAAAGTATTTGCTGTTTTTTATTTGCAAATTGTTTGAAACTGTCTTTGAATGCGTCTGCCATACCCTAGAATTATAGGGTTATGTAAAAATAATCAATTATATTATGACCATTGATCTGCCATAGCCTTAGCAATACCAACCCAAAATTTACTTCTTGCTTTGCCTCTCTCTTTAGGTGGTAAGCATGATGTTTCCCAAAACCATTTAGACCATTTTCTTCCTTTAGCACTATATACAAACTCTGGTTCTACAACATCTGTATATTTTAATTTAGGTAAATTTTTAAGCCACAAACAAGTTGCTTTCATATGTGGTTCTCCAAAATGATAAGGATGTATAGTTTGATCTGATTTTCTTATGTATGAAGATATAACTGAGATAGGATTTTCTATTGCAATTTTTTCTATTTTTGCATCAAATAATTTTTTTACAAAATTTATAGCATCATTTCTTAAAGAAATAGGTTTATAACCTTGTGTGAACCATCTAGCACCACTTACTGATAAATGAGTGCAAGGTGGGTGTGCAATCATCATATCCCAATCTTTATTTAAATGATTTAGAACATCATCTTGAATATGATTGCCTTCTATTTCTGTTGGTAATATATCACAACTCCAAGCATCATGTCCTTTTTTTTTGAATGCTTCTCTTACTATCCCAGAATATTCACAAGCTATTAGAACTTTCATTATTTTAACTCCTCTGAAGTGGGCTTATGCCCACTCCTGTATTCTTAGAAAGTTAGTGAAATAACTACCATCAAGATAAACCTTTTTCTTTGGTAGTGCATCTGAAACTAACTTTTCAAACTCCTCTGCTTTTGAAAAATCACAATCATAGTCAGTAAGAAACCCGCCCATATAGCCTGTGCCATCTATAGAGATAAACTTATCACCATCTTCATCTCTATTTGATATAAATAGAAAATCCTCAAACTTTAATTCATTAGCAGGTTTGTCAGTCCAAATTGAAGCATCCCAATATTTTTGTGCTTCAGTTTCAGATAATAACTTACCTGTATCTTTCCAAGTAAGTATTGCTTTATCACATCCATCAGTTTCAAAATTAACTTGAGCATCCATTGGGTTAGACACATTTTGTAAATCGTCGCAACATTTAATCATAAAGCCACCCTTTGTTTCAACTGATTTGAAAATAGAACCACCATAAACTTTAGGCAAAAGTTTTATTATTTTATTAATTAGTGTTTTCATCTTTGTTTTCTCCTTTGTGTTTAACATATAGATAAGTTATAGATTTTTTATACAGATACAATAGCAAATATGTGAAAAAAAATTTTTTTTTTGGACAAAAAAAGGTTACAAATTAAAGCCTTTTTTCCATGCTCTTATTGACCAAAAAGCAGGAGATAATGACTTTTGACCTTTTACTTCTTTTAAAATACCACCCATTCTAGCCAAAAATGACCTTTGTCTAGCAGGTATATTCTTCAATATCTTCATATTTGGATCGCCAAATCTAACTATCTTGACATTTCCAGATGATCTATCTCTTACATAGACTCCAAACTTCTTGCTTTTGTTGGGTGTTCTAAATGGTTTATTTAATTTAACTGATCTGCCTCGATATGTTGCCATTATTTTCTTCTTCTTTTATTTGCTTTTTTAGCAACAGATAATGCTATTGCAACAGCTTGTTTTCTT